ACTGGCCATACTGCCAAAGATGGTGAATCAATCAGGCCCTACGCCGATCGTCCTCATTGGCGGAAGCCCAGCGACCTCACATGGTCGCAATGGACCAATGGTGGCGGCGAGAAGCCTTATTGGATGACCGGCAAAGAAATTGATCCAGATATGCTAGACTTCTAACCTCTCCAATCCCTAGCCGGAAGGTGCGATCTTCCGGCTAGACCGAGGGAGTCTGAGACTTCACTAGGAGCTTGACCCATGCAACGCTTTACATTCCTAGATCAACTTGGTATGACCATGTATGCCGGGATCATATACCTATTCATCGGCGCTGCTATTCATATCATGTTCTATTAATCCGTGGAACACCACCATGCCCACTGACTCCCGCGCCCTAAAAGACTATTGGTTAATCAAAGAGTACCCAAACCACAAGGTTAAAGATCATGGTGAAGACTGATACAAGGGCACTCTCCGCCGCCCCGCCCCGCGCCATCCTAATCTGGTCCGACGGCCGCGATCTCTACACCGAATTTCACGGCCCTGATGGTGCCCCAATCGTAATCCGCTACCATCTAACCACAACCGGGCTGTCTCAAGTCCTTGGACTAGTCAAAGAACGTTCCTTCGACTGTGTTGACCATGCTTCCCCATTCAACATTGGCAATATACAGCCTACAAATCAACCCGGCACGCCCACGCAACGCGATAATGCACGCGCTGTATTGCGACAGATGAAGATTCTCGTATAGCGAGCGAAGCGAGTGTACTAGGACCCCCGCCCATGACCATTGAATCCGCACTCGACTCAGCCAGCGCCGATGGCTGTACCCTGACCCTTCGCCAAACTCCCGATCGCTGGGAAGTCACCGCAACTCGCCCTTTACCTGCGGATCGCGAGGTAGTCCCTGAGTCCCCCAAGCGCTACATAAACGCCATCGGATTCAGTTCCTCCAAAGACCTAGCCACCGCCATCTACACCGCAGTCGATCTCTGTCTCCACGACTACGAAGTCCATACCTGGACCCTACAGCCCTTCGCCAATCGACCTGCGGTTGACCTGCTGGATCTGCTAGGGATCAAGGAAGAATCAAAGTTACCAGTTATTACCAGGAGGTTATAATGTCCAAACGCCTTCCCTACTCCACCTCCGCCGGCCAAGTCACCCGTTCCGAACTCCTGGCCCAGATCATTGAATATCTAATCTACCTGCAAGAAGCCTGCGCTATGTATGGCCATCTCTGCGCCACCGAGGACAACCACATGGATAAGCTCCTCGCCAAAGGCTGGCTTGGGATGGCCGAGTTATTCAAACGCATGCAACACACTGTTGTTGAAATGGCAAAGGGAAAGTTGCACTCATGAAACGCATGTCAATAGCTGAGCAAACACTCAAGAAACAAATTGACCGTATCGATAATAATATGGAAAAGCTCGATGATGAGATTACAATACTGTCCGCTAGACGCGCTGAGTTGGTTACTGAGCGTAGCGCTGTTGAAACAGAGATGAACCGTCTCGAACGCCAGCGATTGGCAATGTCTAAGAAAAATACACCATGACCGCCCTCTACCGCAACGCCCTCGCCGTTCACCGCGAAATCGAACGCCTGATGTGGGAAAGCCATCTCTCCCTCGAATCCGCCGTTCGCGAAGTCTACTCCACCGCCTCACCCGACGTCACCACCGCCCTCGCCAAACTGGACTACGCCCATGACTCACGCTCCCTTACCAAAGCCCGACTCGCCCGCAAGCCCTACCGGGATGATTAAGCCCGAGACCATCGCCGAAATTATCGATACCCTCGAATATCTAAAGCGTGAGTTCGAACGGGATGGCAAGATCGATATCATCAATATGATCCACGTCTACGGTGCGCTTCGCATGGTTGATCATGCTCGACAACCCTCCGCCATCCGCGCGCGGCTCGGGAAGGAAGACTAATCCCATGCCCACCTGCACCATCTGCATCCTCGGTGGCCTTCCAGTCACCGTGGCCTACACCATCCAAGGCCCCGATCCCGATGTAGGCATCCCCTCCAGCTGGGTCGAGGAATTCGAAATCACTCACATCGCCGGCCGCAAGGTCAAAGGTAACCGGGCCAACTGGCTCTATGACAAGCTCGACAAGGATCGTAAAGCCTACGACGCTGCAATCGACGCTATCTACCAATTATGGTCCGACGACAGCGAATACGACTAACTCCTTGACAAATCAGAGGCAATCGGGTATACTCTAAGTATACAATGACCCAGGAGTTAAGAACAATGACCGAAGAAACAATCACAATCGCCAAGAAAGCCTACGATAGATTGATACGAGCCGAACGTATGCTTGAGGCTCTTCGAGAATGCGGAGTCGATAACTGGGAAGGCTACGCTGAGGCTGTACAGTTAGTCGGCGACCTTGAACTTGAACAAGGCGACCTTGCCGAAAAGGATACTCTATGACCGACTACCGCTTCACCCCCATCATCCCCATCGCCACCGCTTCCCACTCCAAATTCTACCCCCGAGGCCCATTTATCTCCATAATCCTCGCCCAATGGGCCATCGAATCAGCTTGGGGCCAGCACCAATCCGGCCGCAACAACTACTTCGGCATCAAAGCCACCCATGACCAGGTCGCCGCTGGCCAAGCCACCATCCGCTGGACCCACGAAACCATCAACGGTGTCTATCAAGCAATGCCTCAATACTTTGCCGACTACAACACCATCCAGGATGGTTTTGACGCACATGCTCGATTGCTAACCACACCCTGGTACGAACGCTGCATCGACGCTCAGTCCCCACAGGACTACGCCCACGCCCTGTGGCTTTGTCACTATGCCACAGGCATCCCCGGTCATCCCTACGATCAAGTCCTAATCGATCTAATGGATCAACAGGACCTTTATCAATTCGATAAGGCAGCTTAACATGAACAACCTAGAATTACTCTATGGCAACTTCAAACACATTCGTATCGCTGAGGCTGTAAAGCATCCGTTTGATATCAACGCCGAAGCGCACGCTTTCACCACTGAGAAATACACAGCTATCTTTTGCGAGAACCCCGATGATGGCTATCGCAGTTCAGCCGATCTAATCATCGGTGGTGAAGATTTATCTTACACTGGCAATTGGCAATTCTATCGTGGTGACTTTCGTGTCGAGCCGTGGGTAAAGTCTGAATATGGCGAGCGTGCAGAGGGCATTCAGATTATTAACGCAGACAATAACTTAACCATTCTCCTTGCTGGTACAGACAACTGTAATGACTACTATCCGAGCTATACTTGGGATTGGAAACCCGAGAATCTTACCAACCAAAGCGAGTGAACCCGTGAGTCTCACCACCGCCCGCGCCGCCTACACCGACTGCTACGATTTCTACTCCGCTGCCGCCGATACCCCTGGTGGCATCCGCATCCCTGTTGGCACCTCCAAAGATGCCCAGACCCTGCAAATGCGAATGAACATGGCCCGGCAGATTCAACGCAATGAATCCCGTCGGGTCTATCAAAGCGACCATCCACTCTACGATGTCTCCGAGTTCGACGATCTCAAGGTCCAGATCCGCGAAGACACCACCGGTGAATGGTGGATGTATATCTCCCCCCACGGTCGTCATGACCTGCTTGCCCTCGCTGAACCTATTGAGGAACCCACTGATGACCATCAACCAGAAGAAGGTTTACGAGAATGAATAAACTCAGAATTAACACTTTAAAAGGTGAATTAACTTATATATACCACGTAGATTTGGGTTCAGACTTACCCGCTTTTGATAACAATGGAGAGCAATATGAAGTATATACCGACCTGCTATATTCAAATGGCGCGTATGTATTGTGTCAAGTTGATGAAGCTCTATGCAAGTTATCTGGCAATCAAGAAACATTTCGACTCGCTGAGCTTCGAGCTTGGATTGAGGGTTTGTGTGAAAAAGTTGGGTTGGATATAAATACACTTGACATGAACCCTATCGAGGAACCCACTGATGACCATCAACCACCGCCTCTGGACTGAACTGTGGGCCCGAGCCGCACGCTCTGAGATGGGTATTGCAGTGGTGGCTGAACCTGCCAACTACACCAAAGATTATCTAGTCAAGAACCGCCCTGATGACTTTAAGAACTACGTCGTGGCTCTCACCTCTGACCCCAACCTTCTATTCATCATCAAACCTGGAGTCACCCTCGATCAGGAGTTGCCGGAATGACAGATCAAGCAATTAACGACATCAACACCCTTATGCAACGCATTGAGGAAATCAACGCCAAGCCGGCGACCACCCTAACCGACTCGGACATCGACGACATCATCATCTACCACCGCCGCAACCGAGCCCGCAAGGCAGCTGGTGAAAAGTTCGAACGCCCCGCTACCCCCAAGCTCGATATCACGTCGTTGCTGAACCTGCCAGCACCCAAGATCCCAACAGGATTGCCGGTGGTCACGAGGAGGATTTGATGCCCGACCAATCCGTCAACGAATCCACCCTCACCACCGGCACCACCTCACCATTCCTTCCGGGGACCAAGGCGCAGTACGCCTGGGACTCCACGTCGCTAGGCTATATCAAGACCTGCCCAAGGCTTTACCAATATGTCATGCTCGACGGCTGGGCACCACGCGGCGAATCCGTCCACCTACGCTTCGGAATGGAATATCATGCAGCGCTTGAGCAATTCGATCGCCTTATGGCGGATGAAAACCATGACCGTGAAGCCGCAATTCGAGTGGTTGTCCGCGGACTTATGGAGCGTGTCGCAGATTGGACCCCAGACCCGGCGACAAAGGCTGGACGTTACAAGAATCGTGAAACTCTGGTGGCTCTGGTGGTCGATTATCTGGATCATTTCGATCCCGACCCGGCCGAGACCTACATCAAATCCGATGGAACCCCCGCGGTAGAGTTGAGTTTTAGGTTTGAGCTTGATTGGGGGCCAAGGGCGGGTGAATGCAAAGATGGCCTGGAGCCGGGTGACGTTGGCTACCCCGGACCTTCATATGAGTCCCAACCCTACCTTCTCTGCGGTCACCTCGACCGAGTCGTTAGCTTCAACGACCAACTTCTGGTAATGGACCGCAAGACCACTACCACCACCCTCAGCGGATATTACTTCAACCAATACGAACCCAACAACCAAATGACTCTGTACACCCTCGCCGGTAAGATCATCATGGGCGCCCCTATCCGCGGAGTGATCATCGACGCTGCCCAAATCCTCTTAGAAAAACCCAACGCTTTCGCCCGTGGCTTCACCTATCGCACCGAGGATCAACTTGAAGAATGGCTTGCCGACCTTCGGGTACTATTGGAAAACGCCGAACGTTATGCGGAGAATGACTATTGGCCGATGAATGATAGCTCATGCGATAAGTTTGGGGGTTGTCGCTATCGTGATATATGTTCAAAATCCCCATCAGTTCGAGAAAGATTCCTAGCCGCTGACTTCGAAAAACTGGAGCCTGATCAACGATGGAACCCATTGAAGAGCCGCTAATCCCTTCCTGGCTCCGCTGGCCGCCCAACTGCTGCGAAACCTGCACAGGCTGGCGACAACACGCTGAGTTCGAGGGTCAATGTGAACAATCTGAATCCGGCAACTCCAGCAACATCACTGATTCCCGCTTCCGATGCCAAGACTTCAAAAGGAGACCAGATGCCCAGCCTCAGCAACCATCACTCTAACGCCCTCGTCAAACTCCTGCTTCTCGGTGATGCAAAGTCCGGTAAGACATCATCTTTGGTATCCCTAGTCAAAGCCGGCTACAAACTCCGCATCCTCGACATGGACAACCTTCTCGATCCACTCAAATATCAAATCATGTCCCACTGCCCAGACAAGATCGAGAACGTCGAGTACCACAGTCTTCGCGACGATTACAAAGTCACCCCCGCTGGCACCGTGGTCGACGGCAAGCCCAAATGCTGGATCGATTCGCTCAAGATGCTCAACAACTGGACCTACACCGACTCAATCACCGGCGAAGTCATCGAGCTTGGCTCACCAGCAACTTGGCCCGACGACACCATTCTTGTCATTGACTCCCTCAGCCGCTGGTGCGACGCTGCTATGGAGTTCCATCGCAGCATGACCCCAGTTGGCAGAGGCGGTCAAGCCGACGGCCGAGCAATCTATGGCAACGCCCAAGACGATGTCGAGAAGCAACTGGCCGGTCTCACCTCACCTAAATTTCGTTGCAACGTCATCGTCATCTGCCATGGCGTATACATGACCCTTGACGATGGCACAACCAAAATCTTCCCTCAAGGCATCGGTCAGAAGCTATCCCCAAAGATCCCCACCTACTTCCCCAACTACATCCGCTACATCCAAAAGGCGGACAAGCGAACCATCCAACTAACCTCAAACCAAATGATCTCCCTTGCCAACGGCCGCCCAGATGCCATGCCGGCCGAACTCCCCACCGACACCGGCCTCGCCGAATTCTTCGCGATATTAAAGGGACAACCCGCGAAGTCTGAGGCAACACCAGTTGCCAAACCCAAGTCCCTGACATTGAGACGAACATGATTTCATACACGATGGAGATAAAGAACTTAAGCATTGCGCTTGAGTGCTTGTCAAGAATTCGAGATACCAATACTTCATATCGTGAAGTAGAGAAACTTCTCGAAGCTACAATAGAAAAACAGAAGGAGCTTTGCAAAGAACCAATGGCAGCATCGCCACCTAAGACAACTGCACCTGACGACAATATCCCCTTCTAGGAACCCAGCATGAACCTCACTCAACCCACTCCACAACTCCTCACCAGCGACCTCCAAACCATCATGAGCATTCACAACTACCTACTCAACATCAGGGAGCCATCACCCGACATTCAAACCGCAATCACCCACATCGAAACCCAACTCCGCAATTTAATCACCGGCATTCTCGTAACCCAAGGACCCACACAATGAACGAACGCGCCAATTTTGCCTCGATCCTCGACGAAGCCCCGACCGAAATCAACCGCCCGAAGCCGCTCCCCGAAGGCACCTACCTCTGCGTCGTGGGCCAGCCCGAGGAAGGGAAGTCATCGAAAAAAGGAACCCCGTTCGTTAAGTTCCCGCTGCGACCCATGAGCCCACTGGATGACGTGGATGGCGACGCCCTTGAAGAAGTCGGCGGCCTTGAGTCCAAGAACCTCTCGTCCACCTACTATATCACCGACGACGCTGTGTATCGGCTCGATGAGTTCCACGCTCATTGTGGCCTGGACCTCAGCGAACCGCTCTCCCGTCGCACCCGCAACGGCGAGGTGGTCAATTCTCAGGTACTCGCTGTGGTCAAGCATCGTATGTCTGAGGATGGAACTCAGGCGTTTGGGGAAGTGTCGAGGACGGCACCGGCGGAGTAAGGAGATAGCAAATGGAAAATGAAAATAGCAGATCAATGACCTTCGGTGAGCGTGCTGTGGGTTTGTCTTTCAACCCCTCTAGCAATGGCGATGTTGATAAGCTTAAGATATTGTACGCAGACGTCATCGATCACATGAACGACTTTCGCAAGTGCTACATCGCTCGCGGTGATAACCCCGAAATGGTTCGTTTATGTTCAATCGCAATCACCGAGGCACAGACTGCTCAGATGTGGGCTGTTAAGGCTGTGACTTGGCGCGGTTGATCTAGCCTAAACCTCGAAGGGGGCTTCGGTCCCCTCCGTCATTTTGGAGAGCCCATTTGGAAGACGCAGCCCAAATCAAACGCTTGGTGAATACCTTGACTCAATCCAAATCCGAACCTGATGCGACCATGGCCCTGCTCTCCGAGCGCGGCAAGACCCACGGAGACTTCGCCAACCACGCAGGCTGCACTCAGGAACTCAAGATCGCCATGCAGCATTGGGCCAGCGTCTCCGGTAAAGACTGGCAGACCCTCCCCAACACCCACCGTGAAGCCTTGGAGATGATCGCCCACAAGATCGGCCGCATCATCGCCGGCGACCCAGACTTCCGCGATCACTGGGACGATCTGGCAGGCTATGCAACTCTAATCGCACAAAAGTGTACAAAATGAGGTGCAGCAAGTGACCCCCATCGTCCTTCTCGCCGAAGCCTACGGCGAAGCCGAAGCCCGCCACAACGCCCCACTGATCGGGGCGTCAGGCATTGAACTCCTACGGATGCTGGGGGAGGCCGGGGTCATTGATCTATCCCCCGTCGACCGTGACCTAATCTCCCTCTACTACCGCACCAACGACAATCGCCGCATCATTGAGATCTGGTCCCATCACCCCGAAGTCCACCGCACCAACGTCTTCAACATCCACCCTCCCGCCAATGACCTTGGGCATTTCCTTGGGGCGAAGTCTGATGCACTCCCCGGTTATCCAATGCTCAAGGTCAATCCCCAAAAGGGTCGGCCGAAGCCTCAGGGGCCTTGGGTCCGAAAGGAGTTTGCCACAGAACTGGAGCGCCTCGCCGATGAGCTGTGCAATCACAATCCTAATATCGTGGTTTGTCTTGGCAACTGTAGTCTCTGGGCCCTTACTGGTAAGACTGGTGTCTCCAAGCTTCGGGGTACGACTCTGTTGTCTACTCATACAGTGGATGGTTTCAAGCTACTTCCTACTTACCATCCCGCTGCAATATTGCGGAACTGGGACAACCGCCCCGTAGTCATTGCCGACCTGATGAAAGCCCATCGCGAATCGCAGTTCCCTGAGATAAGGAGACCCCATCGTGAAATCTGGATCGAGCCGGCCATCGAGGACATTGATCGATTCATCCACGAACATATCTTGAGATGCGGAATCTTATCTGTTGATATCGAAACAAGTGGAACACGCATTACGTGTATTGGCTTCGCCCCAACCTCAGGTCTTGCAATCGTTATTCCATTCGATGACAACCGAACAAAGAACGGTTCTTTTTGGGCAACTGTACGGGATGAGGCTAGATGCTGGGAGCTTGTTCGATCAGTTCTCGAAGATGCTTCTACCCCCAAACTCTTCCAAAACGGCTGCTACGACATCGCCTTCCTCTGGCGGTCAATGAGGATCAAGGTTCTTGGTGCAGCCGAGGACACCATGCTCTGCCACCATGCGATTCAGCCTGAGTCGTTGAAGGGTCTAGGCTTCCTCGGCAGTATCTATAGTGACGAGGCCACCTGGAAAGGAATGGCAAAGCATGCGAAAACCATTAAGCGTGATGACTAATGAGAATCATTAAAACCCACGAAACCGACCTGTCCTCCCTCCCCCCTTGGGACGCCGACATGGTCTACAACGGCCTCGATTGCTGTGTAACCCAGGACGTATTCAATGCCATCCACCCGCAACTCGACGAAGACACCGCGAGGACATATGAGTTCTCGAAAGCCCTCCAAGGTCCCGTATTGGAAATGCGGATACGTGGCGTCTTGGTCGACCAAGCGCGACGAATGGAAGTTGTTGATGAACTCTTCGAGCAAGCGGACGTTCTAGAAAGGCAGCTCAATCGCATTGTCCTTGACGGTGTCGGCCTTCCCACCTTCAACTGGCGATCCCCTGTCGATCTCCAGCGACTCCTCTACCACGAACTCGATATCAAACCCATCATCCGCGGAGGTCGACCCACTGTTGACCGCGGCGCAAGGGAGAAGATCGAATCCTACCCGATCGCCACGCAGATCATAAAGCATATCAACGCACTCACGGAACTTGGAGATAAACTCAGTGTTCTACGAACAGCGATCGATCCTGATGGACGAATTAGAACAAGTTATAACATTGCAGGTACGTCGACTGGCCGATTTAGCTCATCACTATCCGAATTCGGCACAGGAGGAAATCTCCAAAATATTGAAGAATCTCTCCGTAGCGTATTCATTGCTGATCAAGGTTATAAATTCGCCAAATATGACGCCAAGTCCGGTGAGTCCTTCTGCGTCGGGGCGATCGAGTGGAATCGATTCGGGGATGGACGCTATCTTGAAGCCTGTGAGTCTGGAGACCCTCACACAGCGGTTGCAAGAATTATATGGCCAAACCTTGGGTGGACCGGCGACCTTCGACGAGACAAGGCTATTGCTGAAACACCTTATTTCCGCCACCATAGCCATCGCTTCATGTGTAAAAAGCTTGGCCACGGATCGAACTACGGAGGCAAGCCCACAACTCTTGCCGAGCAATCCCACCTCCCCATCAACGTCGTCGCAGAGTTCCAGCCCAAGTATTTCAGCGCCTTTCCAGCTCATCAACTTTGGCAAGCAGGGGTTGAGGATCAACTTCGTCGAGCCGGATTCCTTATTAGCCTTACTGGAAGAAAACGGTGGTTCTTTGGTAGAAGAAGTGACTCAAGTACCCTCAGGGAAGCGATTGCGTATGACCCTCAGTGTTCGTTAGCCGACATCGTCAACCTAGCCCTCCTCAAACTTTGGCGCCAGGGTCACACCATTGTTATGCACGACCACGACGCCTTGACGTTCATGTACCCCGAGAAACGTGAAGATGAGATCATTCCCAAACTCATGGAAGCCCTTGTGGTGCCCATACCGCTGGCAAATGGCCGTACACTACGGATACCATATGATTGCGAGGTGGGATGGAATAAAGGACACTTTGATTCTAAGTCTAACCCCGATGGACTACGAGCTTATTCGGGGACTGACACCCGCAAACGACAACCGATCCGTTCGATCTTGGACACCATAGTGACCAAACACATTGCGAAAGTAGGCTAATGCCCACTCCAAGCTCAGGGAAACGCCGCTGTGAATCATTCATTGACGTCTTCGTCGACTCCACCGCCAACCTCGGAGCCCCGAAGATCTTCCGCAAATGGACCGCCATCAGCCTAATCGCCGCAACCCTTGAGCAAAAGGTTTGGCTCCGCACTAGCCGGCCCCTCCACCCAAACATCTACGTGTTCCTAATCGCAGCTCCGGGTGTAGGCAAAACCCGAACCATCATGGAGGGCAAACGCCTCGCGATGGAACTGGAAGACTTCTACCTCGCCCCAGTTTCCATGACCTTTGCCAGTCTCGTGGACGCCCTTTGCAAATCCAAGCGCACCATCGTCCGCCAACCCGAGGGCGAACTAGTCTATAACACCATGTGGGTCGCGGCCGACGAACTCGGTGCATTCATTCACAAATACGAACCGGAGATGATCGATGGACTATCGCACTTCTACGACCCAACTCCCTACCAACAAGTCCGCCGCACCAACGACATCGACATTCAAATCAATTCTCCTCAAATCAACATTCTTGCAGGGTCCACTCCGCAAAATCTCATGGGATTTATGCCAGACAAGGCGTGGGGTCAAGGATTTTCATCACGTGTTATTATGGTCTTTTCAGATGAACGGATCATCGTCGACGACTTTGGGGATTTTGGGCCTAGCCGAACCGCCGATCTGGTGCATGACCTTAAAATCATCAACGGGCTCTACGGGGAATTCACCGTCACCGAAGAGTATAAGGCGGCTGTAGGGTATTGGCGGGCGCAGGGCGAACCGCCAGTACCAGGGCATCCGAAGCTAATTCACTACACCACTCGACGCCGGGTCCATATCTACAAACTATCTATGATCGCCTCGATCACCAAGTCATCGGCTATGATCTTGACTGAGGCTGACTTCTTGCAGGCTCTGGAATGGCTAGTGCAGGCTGAGACTTTCATGGAAGACATATTCAAAGCCGGGACCACTAATGCCGACGCGGCTGCAATGGATGAGATTCAGCATTTTGTGGTTATTAATGACCTTGGTACGGGAGTCTCTGAGCAGCGAATCGTGCACTTCGCCAGGGAACGTGTGCCACTCACTAGCATCCTACGGATCATCGAGATCATGGAAGGCTCAGGACAAATCTTCGTCCGCCGACGGGATCGGAAGACCCAAGCTCGATACTACTCAGCCTCGCCCCTAGCGGCACCCATTGATGCACCCGAGGTGAAGCCGACGTTGAAGATCATGCAATAAAAATAGTGGGCTCGAAAGGGCCCACTAGTCATAAGCACTGGTTCGAATCATCACCGATGCTATCGTCACCACACCACGGATCTATGCGCCACAGCGCGGGATGGTTTGGTCATTGCGTCGATCGCTCCACACCCAGCGACTTAAAACCCTTAATGTCCTGGGTTGTATGCCGATTCATTTCATTCCGCAGTTGACTAATGTCATGCTCGTTGGTAACGATCGATGCTAAACTAGTCGACTGCGCTTCTTCAACCGAATGCATTCGGTTATAGATCTTATCTAATGCTAGATCAAACCTCACATTCGATTGTGTCAACCCATCCATCGCCACGGCCATGCGATTTAGCGCCGTGGCTTGACTGTTCATCGCTTGATCTAAAGTACCTAGATGGTCTATGGTGTTCTTCTCCAACAACATAAACCCAGTACTTAGCAAACTGGCCAACGCTACAGCAACTGTTTGCCATGTAACAAATCCTTTTGCAACACTATCCCCGTCAGTCATTACCACAGTCCTTGAATTAGACTAGTTAGATTGAATTTTAATCACACCCCCGTATCTTTAGCGGCGGCCTCAAACGCTGCGTCGCACTGAGCATCCAGATCAGTCAGCGACTTCATCTGTGCATCCGTAACATTCCCCGACGCCTGCAACGCAGCGATTATGTTCTTGATCGGCGTTAGGAAATTTGAGGCATCCGCAGCAACAATCGGCACAATAGTCACCAGTGCCTCAACGATCTTGCTGATTACATTCGTGGATGCCACCCCAAGTTCCGGCAGCAAGGCCTCGATCAAGGCCAAGAGGGTTTCAATTGCGGTTGAGATCATAGCAAATCCTCACTTCGAGCTGACGTTATACTGAGTGTAGATGCTCTGGAGAGTGCTGATAGATGCCTCCAGAGTATTATACGACGCAACCGGAATCGCGGCGCCACTATTTGCATTCAGCAATCCTTCGATTGAGTTCCTAGCTGCTCGTCCCGATCGCACTGCGGGGATGATCTTAGCAGCCGCCGCCGAGTTCCGGCACACCACCACGGTCCCACCACAGGGCGGCAGCTGCAAGTACCCTGTAGCGACCGCCTCGATAGCGTCGAAGCTATTTGCAGCTGCCAACGCATACTGTGCGGGGACTGAGGTGGAAGTCACAACGTCCCACGCTTGGGTGATCGACTGACATCCACTCAGGGCCAAGGCCAACCCACCAATAGCTAAAAGATTTTTCATTTCGATCTCCTTATTTAAGCCACCATGCAAGGATCAAGATTGCCTCAATAATCCACGCAACGACAATTGTTCCACCGAATTGGAACCCGCCGCTTACACTGTCAGACATGGCATTGGCACCAATGGCAAGCGCCGTCCAAACAATGGCGCCAATGAAGCCGACGATTGCTAGGACGATCATTTCGGCACCACAGGCACAATTGGTGCATCAACCTGCGGTGCTAGTGAGGTAGCTGCGACAACCTTCACACCATTATCGGCCGCATTTACCGATTGGATCATTGCTGTATGCGTGCGGGTCCATATGCCCCAGATAGTCGGCACAGCCGCCATAGCAGCACTGACTAAGCCTATAACCGCCGTTGCTAGCACAGCCGAATCGGCGGCCGAGATATAACCCTTAGTAGCTAGTGCGCCGGCGATGAATATAACAACCGATCTGATTAGCGAATTCCATTGGTCTTGATTCATTATGGTCTCCTTTCAGTTAGATCAACCCGAGCAAATGCAGGATCACCAGCAGCACGATAATCCCCACGATCCCACCACCCCAGCCATAGCTACCGCCAGGGAACGCGGTGTGCCAACCACTCCAGTATCCACCGCCACCGACTAATAGCAACACGATAATCAAGACAACTAGAATGTTCATGATATTCTCCTTTCACCTATTCGGCAGGGAACGTCCTGCCATGTAATCCCTAAGCGTCGCGGAATGGCCCTTGAGGGTGCCATATCGACCAAGAACCAACCATCCCCAAGGCCCACGAGGGCGTTCGATGCCTTGGGAAACTCCATAGGCAGCCGATCCAACCTTACCGATTTGATCTGGAACCCCAGTCAACGCCCCCGCGAAGTTCGATGCATCGCGGATGATCTTCTCAGAGTACTGAGTATTAAAGGCTTGTTTCTTATCAAGATCCCTCCAGACATCGAACAGCCGTTTACCTTCGGTCGAGAACAACCCAACCTCAGGTTCCTTACCTTGTAGCAAGGCGTTGGTGAACTCCCGCACAAACGGCATCGTAGCGCCTTCGGTGTACAGTATCGACTTCGCCGCCCGCTTGCCCCAGCTTTCATCTGGGCTGGACTGTTGCGGCGAGACGTATTCCTCTACAATCGTGGGCCAGATTGCATAAGCAAACACCCCCGTTGCTACCGTTGCGCCCATCGCCATTGCGGATTTGTGATTGCCTTCTTTAGCTAAATCAAGGGCTTCACCTGCTCGCCACACCGTTTCAAGTTGTC